GACCCTGCCGCGAGCGAGCGGCAATCATGCGGGTTGCATGCACAGCATGAACGGCAAAGCCGGGCATGCGAACTTCTGCGGATAAGGCAGGGCAGCGGAAAAGCGGCGTTTGAACGGGAAATCGTGGAGCCTGCTCAGATGGCGCCGGTGGACGGGGATGACAGCATCCTGATTCCGTGCGGCACGCTGCGCGCGATGGTGGGCGCGGTCAAGCATGCGGTGGCCGCGATTACGGAGCAGCGTGTGGCGCTGACCGGCATACGCCTGTTCACATCTCCGGACGGGCTGACGATGGAAGCGTGCGACGGTGTGAGACTGGCGCGCGCGCAGTCCCCGGCGACGTGGACGAACGATATTGACTGCGTGGTTCCTGCCGATGCGCTGATGAAAGCCGCATCCATGGCGGATGACGGGGATATGGTGATCCGCGCTGATGGGCGGAGGATCGAGCTGACGAAGCTGGGGGCGTGGTCTTTGCGCACGATGCTGATCGCCGCCGCGCCGATTGATTTTACAAAGGCGTTTGAGGCCGTGGGCGGGATTGAGCCTATCCGGGTAGAGGCGCGGGAGATGGCAGCGGTGCTGAACCGCTGCGAACTGGCTATCGGTCTTAGCAAGCTGTTCGTCGTGGTTCGTGTGGCTGGAGACGGCCTGACAATTGAGAAAAAAGGCGCATTTTCGATGTTTTCGGAAGCTGTGAGCGGCGTTGAGGCAGGGAAAGCGGAGGAAGGCAGCTATGCGTACAACGCCGCGCACCTGATGACGGCTGTCGCGGCTGTGAAAGATGCGCAGGCCGGGCTTGTGTTCAGCCCAAAGACAAAGATGCTATGCGTGCAGGCGGATATGGAGGACGTAAGGTATCGGGCCATTGTGATGCCTGTGAGAGTGGAGGGTGTGGCGTAATGAACGAGATCGTTGTGGATAATTTTGCAGGAGGAGGTGGAGCATCTACCGGAATTGAGATAGCCATTGGCCGAAGCGTGGATATTGCCATCAACCACGATCCGGCGGCCATCGCCATGCATAGAGCAAACCACCCGGCAACGGAGCATTACACAGAGGATGTGTGGAAGGTTGATCCTGTAGAGGCTTGCGCCGGCCGACCAGTGGCCCTCGCATGGTTCTCCCCGGACTGCAAGCACCACTCCAAAGCGAAGGGCGGAAAACCAGTCAGCAAGAAAATTCGTGGCCTTGCATGGGTTGCCGTAAAGTGGGCAAAGGCTGTTCATCCGCGCGTTATCATGCTGGAAAATGTAGAGGAGTTCCAGGATTGGGGACGCCTGGACGAGAAAAACCGGCCAGATCCCCGTTACAAGGGAGAAACGTTCCGACGGTTTGTGGGTCAGCTTGAAAAGCTTGGCTATCACGTGGAGTACCGGCTGTTGCGTGCCTGCGACTACGGAGCGCCGACAATCCGAAAGAGGTTTTTCCTGATTGCCCGTTGCGACGGGAGACGGATTGTGTGGCCAGAACCTACGCACGCTGCTCCAGACAGCCTTGAAGTTGCTGTCGGTATAAAGAAGCCTTGGGTCCCAGTGGCGGATGTGCTGGACTTCTCCCTGCCATGTCCATCCATCTTTGCCAGTTCCAAAGAAATCATGGAGCAATACGGTATCCGGGCTGTGCGTCCGTTGTCTGAAAACACGATGCGGCGCATTGCAAAAGGAATTATGAAATTTGTTGTAAACAACCCAAAACCGTTTATTGTTTCCATTGCTCAAACGGGCTTCGCGGGCGACGGCAGACAGTACAGCGTCAGCGAGCCTTTGCGGACGGTTGTTTCCAAAGCGGAGCATTGCGTGTGTGTTCCGGTGCTGATGCGGAATAACGAAAATGCCGTGGGCAGTGATGCACGGGAACCTATCGGGACGATCACTACCGGCGGTCATCACATGCTTATTGCCCCGTCTATAATCCAATATCACAGCGAACAAGACGATGGTGTACGCGGGCAGACGGTGGACAAACCCATCATGACGGTGGATGCGTCCAACCGATACGGTATGGTATCTGCGTTCATATCGAAATTCTATGGCGGAGGAAATACCAGCCCTGCCAGCGATGTGGGAGATCCCCTTCCGACCGTAACGGCGATTGACCACAATGCTGTATGCGCTGCGTATATTACTCAATTCAACAACTATTGCGACGGCCAAGTGGTAGATGACCCGCTGAACACGATAACCGCCAAGAGTAACCACTTCGGAGAGGTGCGCGCTTTCCTCGTCAAATATTACGGCTCTGGCGATAATGCCGTTTCCTGCGAAAAGCCTGCACCGACGATCACCGTCAAGGATAGAATGGGACTTGTGACTGTGCGTGGGCAGGACTATAAAATCGTAGATATTGGCCTTCGAATGCTCACGCCCAGAGAACTATTTGACGCACAGGGGTTTCCTTCGGACTATATCATCGACGTGGATGCAGACGGGAAAGGCTATCCCAAGAGCGAACAGGTGGCAAGATGCGGAAACGCTGTGTGCCCTCCGATCCCGACGGCGCTTGTACGGGCCAATCTTCCGGAAATGTGCGTTTCGGCTAAAACGGCTTAAGAAGGGCAGTGGAATATCTATGACCTATGAAGAGTTTCTCCGCACCAAGCGGGTGGTCGCGCCGGATGCCGGATTCGACGTTCCGGCGGAGGAGATCAGCAAGGCGCTCAAGCCGCACCAGCGGGACGCGGTGCGGTGGGCGTGCCGGGGAGGATGCCGGGCGTTGTTTGAGAGCTTCGGGCTGGGAAAGACGGCGCAGGAGCTGGAGTGGTGCCGGCTGGCGATCAGGCACGGGACGCCTGCACAGGGCGCGTGGCGCGCCGCGCTGATCGTGCTGCCGCTGGGCGTGAGACAGGAGTTCACGCGTGACGCGGTGCAGCTGCTTGGATGGGATAGGCCGCCGGCCTATGTACGCAGCATGCGCGAGGTGATGGAACGGATTGAGAATAGTCGCCTTTTTTTGACCAACTATGAGCGGGTACGGGATGGAGACATCGACCCGAAGCGGTTCATGGCATGCGCGCTGGACGAGGCGAGCGTGTTGAGGTCGTTTGGGAGCAAGACCTATCAGACGTTCATGGACAAGTTCAGCGGCGTGGGGTACAAGCTGGTATGCACGGCCACGCCCAGCCCAAACCGATACAAAGAGCTGATTCATTACGCCGGGTTTCTTGGGGTAATGGATACAGGACAGGCGCTGACGCGGTTTTTCCAGCGGGACAGCCAGAAGGCGGAGAACCTGACGCTGTATCCGCACAAGGAAGAGGAGTTCTGGCTGTGGGTGAGCACCTGGGCGCTGTTCATATCGCGACCTGGCGACCTTGGCTATGATGACGGGGGATATGTGCTTCCGCCGATGGAGGTACGGTATCACAGGCTGGAGGCGGCGGAGGTGCCAACGGTGGACCGCAACGGGCAGGAGCATATGGTAAGGGACGCGGCGCTGGGCCTGCAGGCTGCGGCGCGCGAAAAGCGGGAGAGCATCCAGGCGCGCGTGGCCATGGCGCGCAGCATTGTGGAGAGCGACCCGGAGGCGCATTTCATCCTGTGGCATGATCTGGAGGAGGAACGCCGGGAGATCAAGAGGCAGCTGCCGGAGGCGGTGGAGGTATACGGCGCGCAGGACTATGACGTGCGGGAGCGTGCCGTGGTGGATTTTTCAGAAGGACGGACGCGCCTGCTGGCCACGAAAAAAGAGATCAGCGGGCAGGGGTGCAATTTTCAGCGGCACTGTCACCGGGCGATATTCGTGGGCATCGACTATGAGTTCAACGACTTTATCCAGGCAATCCACCGGATATACCGTTTTCTGCAAAGCGAGAAGGTCGTCATTGACATCATCTACATGGACAGCGAAGAGGAGATCCTGCGGGTGCTGAAACGGAAATGGGCCGACCACGACGCCTTGCAGGAGCGAATGGCGCAGATCGTGCGTCAGTACGGCCTTGGCGGGAGCGCGGCGGAGCGCATGGAGAGGAGCATGGGCGTGGAGAGATACGAGGTAACGGGCAGGCATTACAGGGCGGTGCACAATGACTGCATCGACGAGACGGCGAGGATGGAGGAAAACAGCGTTGACCTGATCGTGACCAGCATACCGTTCAGCAATCACTACGAGTACAGCCCAAGCTACAACGACTTCGGGCATAACGAGAATACGGAGCGGTTTTTCGGGCAGATGGGATATCTGTCGCCGCATCTTTTGCAGGTGCTGCGGCCTGGACGACTGCTGTGCTGCCATGTCAAGGATCGCGTGCTGTTCGGATCGCGGACGGGCGCGGGGATGCCGACGATTGAGCCGTTTCATGCCGATACGATCCGGCATTTCATGCAGGCGGGCTTCTGGTACATGGGCATGATCACGGTACTTACGGACGTGGTGCGGGAAAACAACCAGACGTACCGGCTGGGATGGACGGAGCAGTGCAAGGACGGAAGCAAGATGGGCGTGGGGTGCCCGGAGTATGTGCTGCTGTTCCGCAAGCTGCCCAGCAGCACGGAAAGAGCGTATGCCGACGTGCCGGTGACCAAGGAAAAAGAGGAATACACCCGCGCGAGGTGGCAGATCGACGCGCACGCTTTCTGGCGATCCAGCGGGGACCGGCTGATGAGCAAGGATGAGCTGATGGCGCTGCCCGTGGGCGAGATTGCCAAGGCATACCGGAAGTACAGCCGGGAAACGGTCTATGATTACCGCGAGCATGTGAGGCTGGCGGAGGAGCTGGACCGCATGGGGAAGCTTCCGGCTACCTTCATGGTCACGGGCGCGGGGAGCTGGGACGACAGCGTATGGGACGACATCGTGCGCATGCGGACGCTGAACGGGGACCAGAAACGCAAGGGGCTGCAAATGCACATATGCCCGTTGCAGCTGGACCTGGTGGAGCGGCTGATCGAGCGGTATTCCAATCCGGGAGAAACGGTATACGATCCATTCGGCGGGCTGATGACGGTGCCGTACATGGCTGTCAGGATGGGGCGTAAGGGAGTGGGATGCGAGCTGAGCGCGGAGTATTTCCGGGACGGGGTCGGGTATTTGCAGGCGGCGGACGCGGAGAGAGACGTGGCGTCGCTGATGGATTTTGCGGGAGGGATTTGAAAATGTACATGGGTAAGGACGGCAGATCCAAAGGAACGGCGAGCGAAGGCGCTGGAGGATAAGTTTGTGCCAAAGAACTGTTTGAAGGTAAGATACTCCATTTTATTGGAATCGTGGGAGCAGGATGCGTGCAGGGGGAAATATGGATCGGATTGGCTGGAAGAAGTAGGAGAAAGCGTTCGACTTTATGCAATGGAATGTGAAAAAAGCGGTAAACGCCCTACATTTTCCGGACTCATCGAATACTTGCGGATTATGCACAATAAAGCCGAGGGAGACATACAAAATGATTAGAAACACAAGACTTGCCGCTGATTATTTCTAGGACGGGGTTGGATATTTGCAGGCGGCGGACGCGGAGAGAGACGTGGCGTCGCTGATGGATTTTGCGGGAGGACTTTGAAAATGTACAGCAACGGAATCGCAAAGGTTGATATTCAGGGTGTGTTAGAGTTTGTGCGAGGCCGAGAGGACTTTGTGGAGCTGGTGCGCAGGCATATGGGCGATGACTGCGCGCAGCTGGTGAGGGAGCTGTCGCAGGAGGTGAAGGCGGCGGAGGATAAAGCATTCTATGATGGATTCTGTTATTGCTTCCAGAGGATTGAGAAAGAGCTTGGCGGTGACGAGAGAATAGCTGGGGCGCTCAGAAAGGCGAGGCAGAAGGTGGATAGGAAATATATCCGGGGCGATGCGTGGGATGATTCGTTTGCCGTCGAACGGATGGCAGCGCTGGAACGCAGATATCAGGAAAGCATCGAGGAGATGCAGCGGAACCATCAGGCGGAGATCACGAGGCTTGAGAGCGTGATCGCGCATCAGGCGGAGCAGGTGAGGGAGATGGCCGTGTACAAGGCGCGCGCGGAGGCGGCGGAGGGAGCTGCAACCGACCTTTGCGAAGACTTTGTGGATTTTGTTTGCGGAGGCGTGGGTGAAAACGCTGCTGAATACTGTGCGAACAGATCTGCGGAGTGTGTGGATGCGTATGGAGGATGTGATATGGGCGGAGGTTTTTGTAAAGGGTTTTTCCCGAAAGCAGCGAGGGAATGGACGAAACGGAGTATTCAGGAGGAATAAGCGTGGAAAACAATGATCGGAAAAAACGTGCGATACTTTCGTTTCTGAAAGATTTTGCAGCACTGTGCGAATCGGTTGAAGATAGCGAGGATAGCCCGGAGTATTATGATCTGGTCAAAAAACAGATCAGGCAATTCAGGAAAAAATATACGAGTTTGTGGACGTGTCCGTTTGTCGCCGGGCTGCGTGCGGCAGTAGAGGAGGATATATCTGAATTGAAGGACCCGCGCGGGGTGCAATATGCCGTGTTCCGTCTTAGGGAATGTGTGGAAATCATGATAGATCGATGCGGATGGGAGGAAAAGAGAGATGATGCATAAACCCCTGGAGGCGATTCACGCGCCGAACCGTGAAAACCTGTGTAATGGCAGTGGATATTTCAGCCCAACCGAAACTGCGGCACTGAACAATGTATACAGGGAGGCATACCGCGCAAAAGAGGAAACCCGATATGTGAGCGTAAAGCCGCCACAGCCGAGGGTGAATCAGGCAACGACGGTACAGCTTGAGCAGGAGCTGGCGCGAAGGCGCGCGGAGGAACGCAAGCGCAGGAGCGCAGACGAGCAAAAGGCGTATATCGAGGCGCGGAAGAAGGCAAGGCAGATGCAGATTGTATTCACCACGCTTTGCAAGGTGGTCGGATTCGATTTTGTCGGCACGATAGCATTTAAGAGCTTGAAAACGGGAGACGTTTTCGGGCCGGAGGATTTCAAGCCACAGAACGATAAAAGGGAGGGATGAGTGTGAATCGGTTTTTCTGCTTTGGGAAAAGAGCGTTTTGCGATATATCAAAAGGCGAACGCGACGAGTGTGATGGTTGTGAATTTTTGGATGGAAACGGAGGCGTAGATGAACATAAGATCGATATGATCATGCGGAGAATGTACGGCGACGAATACGGCATCGAACGCGTTCAGCAACTGGTGGAGGCGGACAAAAAGCGCGCGGAAAGCGGTGAAATGTTCAGCGATGATCCGATAGCGCAGGCCATTTACAGGACGTTCTGCGGAAGGGGGCCGGTCCGGTGAGGGAGAGCGCATCATCGTCGCATGTCATCAGCCGCTTCGCCTATGCGGAATTGCGGGCGTTTTGCCGGCAGTACGGGGAGAAAAGGGCGAAGGCTGCCGCGCTGGCGGGGATATCGTCGCCGACCATGACGGGAGTGGCACATGGGACCACTATCAGCGATCCGGTGGCGCGGGCTGTCGAGCGAAGAGAGTTGCTGCTGCGAGACTGTGCCATGATCGAGCGCGCCGCGTCGGTGCCGTCAGGTGGAGCGTACTATCATGCGCTGATCCTCAACTGCTGTCATGGAGTTGGGTATGTATACCTTGATCCGTCGATTCTCCCGTCGTCGAAACGGTCAGCGTTTTTCATGGCCAGACGTGAGTTTTTTTGGACGCTGTGGAATATCAAGAACAACGACGGCGATTTTTGAAAAAAAGGGAACTTTTTTTCGATACTTTTGTGTTAAAATCATAGCATGAAAAATCATGAAGCCGGAAGGGCGAACGCCCGACCGGCTGTTTTTATGGGGAGGCTTGAGCGTGCCGTATGATATCCGATACCGTCTGGAGGAGCTGAGAAAACTGAGGAGCGAGCAGAGACGTCACGCGCAGATTGCCGAGGACGCAATGGGCAGGGCGACCTTAGCCATGAGCACGAAGCGCGCGACCGACGTTGGAGGAACGGGCAACTTCCCGCTGACACAGTACGGCCCGGTATATTCAAAGCACCGCGAACTATCAATCGAAGCGGGGAAGAAAGCGGAGGCGATTTGGATGGATGTACGGCGCTATGTCGATGCGTTGGGTGATTTTGATACACGTATGGTGGTGACAGGATACTACCAGAACGCAGATAGCTTTGAACGTGTGGCATGCATGGTAAAACGTTCGCGCGAAAGCGTGGACAGACTGCACAGGAACGCGCTGAAATCAATGGAAAAGATGTGATGAAGCATGCCGAACTTAAAACACTACAAGAAAAAGCGCCATCTTGTATGGCGTGAAAAGGTGTTGAAAAAAGCCGGTGGTCTGTGTGAAGAGTGCCGGCGATATGGACGCCTGGATGCCGATGGGTTGCCAGTGCGGGCCACTGTTGCGCATCATAAAAAGCCCATCGACGAATACCCGGAACTTGCCTATGTGGTAAGCAACGGGCAGGCGCTGTGCGCCATGTGTCACAACCGAAAACACCCAGAGAAGGGAAGCAAGCGCTGATCCCCCCTATAAAAGGACAGGAGGGAGGAGGATGACGGACCGGAAGGAGGTGCCCCCCTTCCCTCCACGAAGAAAAAAGGGAAAAGGGGGATTTGATGGACGAAAAGCAATACAAGGCAAAGATCATACGCAACATGAAGAAGCTGAGCATATACCGGGCGGAGTTTTTGCCGATCATCGAACGGACGGCACAGCTGTATGTGCTGCGCGACCAGATCGCCGAGGATTTTGAAGAGAGCGGCGGGCATGCGGTAGTGGAGCATACGAACAAGGCGGGAGCGACCAACATCGTGAAGAACCCGTACCTTGTGGCGCTGAACGATGTGGATACGCAGCTGATCGTGCATGAGCGCGAGCTGGGACTGACGGCAAGCGCGCTGAAAAAGATCAACGAACAGGGGCTGAGAGTGAAAAAGACGTCGTCGCTGGCGGAGGTGTTGAAGGACCTTGACGGAGATTAAAGGCAAATATGCCGGGGAGGTGATGCGGTATGTAGATGCGGTGATGGATGGGCGGATCGTGGCGGGTGAGGACAGGGTGCTGGCCTGCCGGCGGTTTGCGAGGATGGCCACAAGCGGCGAGTATGACATCCGAACGAGGGACGCCGACTTTGTGATCGGCGTGATCGAAAAGACGTTTAAGCACAGGCAGGGCCAGAGGCTGGACGGGACGCCGCTGCGGGGAAAGCCGTTTTTGCTGGAGCCTTGGGAAAAGTTCTGCGTTTACGGCATGCTGATCTTCTATATCAAGGGGACCAAAGAACGCCTGGTCAAGGAGGCGTTCATTTTTATTCCCAGAAAGAACGGCAAGACGATCTTTGTTTCGGCGCTGGCGTGGGCGCTGGGCATCCTTGAGCGGAAATCCGGAGCCAAGGTGTACGTGGTGGGCGCGACGCTGAAACAGGCCATGGAGACGTTCGACAACTGGAAGTACAACGTGGAGCGGGTGCTGTACGGCAGCCGCAAGGCGGCGCAGGCCGACGGGTGGCGCATCCTGGACAACAACATGGAGCACAGCGTGGGAAACAGCGACCTTGCGGACGGATCTCTGTACCTGATCGCGCTGGCGAGCAACACGGACGCGCTGGACAGCTTCAACTGCAACATCGTGATTGCCGACGAGCTGCATGCCTATAAATCGCCGAAAAAATACAACACCATGAAAGATGCCACGAAAGCCTACACCAACAAGCTGGTGATCGGCATCACCACGGCGGGCGATGACGGCACGGGATTCTGCGCGCAGAGGCTGGGATACTGCCGCAAGGTGCTGCGGGACACGGTGAAGGATGAGGGATACTTCATTTTCATCTGCTGCGCGGACGAGGACGAGGACGGCACGGTGGATTTCACCAACCCTGTGCAGCACGAGAAGGCTAACCCCAACTATGGCGTTACCATCCGCCCGGCGGACATTATGAACGACGCAATGCAGGCGCTGAACGACCCGCAGCAGAGAAAAGATTTCTACGCGAAATCGCTAAACGTGTTCACGGCGTCGGTGCGGTCGTATTTCAACATCGACGAGTTCAGGCGGAGCAACGAGCGGGCGGGCGAGAGGCTGGGCATCAGTGCGGACTGGCCGCTGGAGAGGAAGCTGAAGGTGCTGGCGGCGCTGAAAGCGGACTGGTTCGGCGGGGCGGACCTGTCGAAGCTGCACGACCTGACGGCGGCGGCGCTGCACGGGCAGTATCAGGGAATCGACATCGCCATTACGCACGCGTGGTTCCCGGTGGTGGCAGCCACGGTCAAGGCCGACGAGGACAACATTCCGCTGTTCGGATGGAAGGATGACGGATGGCTGGACATGTGCAACGCCCCGACCAACAACCACGCGGCCGTGGTGGAGTGGTTCAAGAAAATGCGGGTCATGGGCTTCCATATCCGGCAGGTGGGACACGACCGGAAATTCTGCCGGGAGTATTTTGTGGGGATGAAGTCGGCGGGCTTTAGTGTGGTGGACCAGCCGCAGTATTTCTACAAGAAGTCGGAGGGATTCAGGCACATCGAAAAGCAGGCGAAAAACGACTGCTTTTATTATTTGGGCAGCGAAGCCTATGAATACTGCGTGCAGAACGTATCGGCGATTGAAAAGACGGACGACATGATCCAGTACGAAAAGGTGGGACAGAACCGCAGAATCGACGTATTTGACGCTGACGTGTTTGCGGTGGTGCGGATGCTGGAAAATCTGGAGAAGCGCGAGAAGGCGAGGAAGTGGCTTGATGAGTAGAAAAAGGAAACAGCCGTTCAAGGGAGCGCAGAGGAGCCGGGACGCCCCCGAAAGACGGAGCGGCGCCGGGCTGGTGGATGCGGGAAATGCGTGGGAGATCCTGTGCGCGGACGGGTACAAGCCGCTGACGGCCTGCCCGGAGGTGCAGATGTGCGTGGGCGTGTACGCGGACCTGATCGCCAGCATGACGCTGCATTTGATGCGCAACACCGACCGCGGGGACGTGCGGGTGCGAAACGAGCTTTCGCGGAAGCTGGACATATCGCCGCACGGGGATATGACGCGGCATGCGTGGATGAGCCTGATTGTGTGGACGCTGATGATGCATGGTAATCAGGTTACGGTGCCGAGGTTCAGCGGCGGGTATCTGGAGGACCTGACGCCGGTGCCACCGTCGCAGGTGAGCTTTGTGCCGGACGGCGGGAGCTACCGCATCATGGTGAGCGGGGCGGCGTTTCGCCCGAATGAGGCGCTGCACTTCATGGTGCGGCCGGACCCGGAAGCGCCGTACCGGGGCATGGGGTACGGCGTGAGCCTTGCGGACGTGGTGCGGAGCATCCGGCAGACGAACGCCACCAAAGATGCGATCATGAGAAGCCCGGCGCCGTCGATCATCGTGAAGGTGGACGGGCTTTCGGACGAGTTCGCCAGCCCGTCGGGGCGGGCGAAGCTGCGCGCGGAATACATCGATTCCAGCGATAACGGGCAGCCGTGGTTCATCCCGGCGGAAGCGTTCAGCGTGGAGCAGGTGAAGCCGCTGACGCTGAACGACCTGGCGATCAAAACGGGGCTGGAGCTGGACAAGCGGGCCGTGGCATCGATCATGGGAGTGCCGCCGTTTCTGGTGGGCGTGGGCGATTTCAAAAAAGAGGAGTTCAACTGGTTCGTGACCACGCGGGTGCTTTCGGTGGCCAAAAGCATCGAGCAGGAGCTGACGCGGAAGCTCCTGTACTCGCCGGACATGTACTGGCGGTTCAACAATCGTTCGCTGCTGAGCTACGACATCGGCGAGCTGGTGACGGCGGGCAGCGAGATGGTGGACCGCATGGCCCTGCGCCGCAACGAGTGGCGCGACTGGATCGGCCTGCCTCCGGACGAGGATATGGACGAGCTGTTGGCGCTGGAAAACTACATCCCGGCGAACCGGCTGGGAGATCAGGCGAAGCTGACGGGAGGAGGTGGAGAGGATGCGGAGTGAGAGGCAGACGCGCGGCATGCCGGCGGCGTTCCGGGCGGAGGAACGGGAGGACGGGCGGTATATCGAGGGCTATTTCGCCGTGTTCGGCAGCAACTACGAGCTGTTCGACGGGGCGAGCGAGAGCATCGACCCGCACGCCTTTGACGGCGAGCTGGACGGAGACGTGCGGGCGCTGGTCAATCATGACGCGAGCCTGGTGCTTGGCAGGACGAGGGCGGGTACGCTGGAACTGCGCGTGGACGGGCATGGCCTGTGGGGGCGCATCACGATCAACGCCGAGGACACGGACGCCATGAACCTGTACGCCCGTGTGAAGCGCGGGGACGTGTCGCAGTGTTCCTTCGGGTTCGACATCATTAAGGAGCGGAGGGACGTTGACCCGGAGACGGGACGTGTGCACTGGACAATCGAGAAGGTGCGGCTGTACGAGGTATCGTGCTGCACGTTTCCGGCGTATCAGGACACGGAGATCACCGCGCGGGCGGAGGAGTATCGGGACATCCAGGCGCGCCGGACACAGGCGTGGCGTGAGAAGATGAAAGCGAGGATGAAGAAATGGCATTGAGACAGCTGATCATTGGCAAAAAGCTGGAGGCGCTGCGCGAGAAGCTGGCGGGCGTGAACCGGCGCGGGGAGGAAATCGCCGCCCGGCGGGAGGCGATGCAGAAGCGCGAGGAGGAGCTGGCCGCCGCCATCGACGAGGTGAGCGAGGGCGTGAGCGACGAGGACAAGGCGGCGCTTGAAGGCGAGCTGGACAAGTTCGAGGCTGACGCCACGGCGCTGGACGAGGAAGAAAAAGCCGCGGGCAGCGAGCGCGAGGAGATCGAGAGGCAGATCAGCGAGCTGCAGAGCGAGCTGGACGAGCTGAACAGCCGCTGCGATGGCGCGGCGAAACAGGAAAGAAAGGATGAAAAAAGGATGGACAACCGGAGCTTTTTTGGAATGGCCATGGAGGCGCGCGACGCCTTCTTCGCCCGGCAGGACGTGAAAGAGTTCTGCGACCGCGTGCGCGCCCTTCGCGCGGAAAAGCGCGCGGTGACGGGCGGCGAACTGCTGATCCCGACGGTGGTGCTGGACATCGTGCGTGAGCGCGTAGAGGAGGCCAGCAAGCTGCTCAAGCATGTTCGCCTTCGCAGCGTCCCCGGCAAGGCGCGCCAGACGGTGGCGGGCGTGATTCCCGAAGCGGTGTGGACGGAGCAGTGCGCCAAGCTCAACGAGCTGGTCATCGACTTCACGGGCGTTGAAGTCGATGGGTACAAGGTAGGCGGCTTCGTGCCGGTATGCAACGCGACGCTGGAGGACGCGGACAACGTGGCGCTGGCGGCGGAGATCATCACGATGCTGGGGCGCGCCATCGGCATGGCGATCGATAAGGCGATCCTGTATGGCACGGGCAAAAAGATGCCCATGGGCATCATTCCGCGCCTTGTGGAGACCGTGGAGCCGGATGACTACCAGACCACGGCGCGCGAGTGGGTGGACCTGAGCACGAGCAACGTAGTGGCCATCAGCGGCAAGACGGGGCTGGAGCTGTTCCAGGCGATCGTGACGGCGGCGGGCGCGGCCAAGGGTAAGTACAGCGCGGGCGGCAAGTTCTGGGCCATGAATGAAACGACCTGGAACAAGCTGCTGGCCGAGGCCATGAGCATCAACGCGACGGGCGCGATCGTGTCCGGGCAGGGGATGACCATGCCGGTGATCGGCGGCGCCGTTGAAACGCTGGAATTTATGCCGGACGGCGTGATCGCGGGCGGCTACGGCGACCTGTACCTGATGGTGGAGCGCGCGGGCACGACAATCGCCCAGAGCGAGCACGTGCGGTTCATCGAGGACCAGACCGTATTCAGGGGCACGGCCCGCTATGACGGCATGCCGGTGATTGCCGAGGGCTTCGTGGCCATCGGCATCAGCGGCACGAAGCCCACGGGCAACGCCGTGACCTTTGCCGCCGACAGCGCAAACCCTTGACGGCGTCCCTGCAATCGCTGGTGGTAGGGACGCTGACGCTAAACCCGGCATTTGATCCGAACGTGTTGAGCTACACGACGGACACGACGAACGCCACGAGCAAGGTGACGGCCACGCCCGTGAGGAGCGGTGCGAAGGTGACGATCATGAACGGCGAAACGCCCGTTCAGAACGGCGGCACAGCCACATGGTCGGAGGGCGAAAACACGCTGACGGTGACGGTGGAAAACGGCACCACGAAGCGCGTGTACACCGTGACCGTGAACAAGGGCGCGGCGGGTTGAAGAAAGGCCCTGCGCGGCGGGACATGACCGCCGCGCAGGGCGGATGAGAGGAGGCGGCGCATGGACATCATTGCGCTGGCGCTGCCGCTGGTAAAGGCGAGGCTGAACCGGCTGGCGGGCGACACGACGCTGGACGGATACCTGGAAAGCCGCCTGCGGGGCGTACAGCAGGAGATGGAGCGCACGGGCATCGTGCTGAACGCGGAAAGCCCGGACGACCTGATGCTGCTGGTGGACTGGACCGTGTGGGAATACGGAAACCGCGACAAGGCGGCGGGCGTGCCGGACTGGCTTCGCCTGCGCAGGCGCGAGCGGTGGCTGCACCGTGAGGAGGGAACGCCGTGATACTGGACAGCGGCATCCTGACGGTATTCGGGCGCGTGGACGTGAGCGGCGGAGGAAACATGCCGGCGTACCAGCCGGTGAAAAAACATCAGGGGTGGTACGGCAGGCTGGCCTTTGAAACCGCGCCCGCCTATCCGACGGAGCGCCGGGAGGACGTGGAAACCAGCCTGCGGGTGCGAATCCACCGCAACGACGCGGTGACGAACCACGATTTTGTGATTCTGCGCGAGGCGGACGCGCCGGAGGACGGCGACAGGCGGCTCGAGGTGACACGCGCCTACCACGGCACGGACGACGAGAGCGGCGAGGAGATCACGGACCTGACGCTGAGGGAGGTGGAGGCGTGACGCTGGACGGATTCGGGCAGATGATCGCCGCCATTGACCCGCAGGCGCGGCGGTATGCCAACACCGGGCGCGGGGCCTATACGGTGTGGCGCGAGTACGGGCGGATCGGGGCATGGGCCGGGGGAGAAAACGAGGGCGGATGGCGCGTGCAGGTGGACCGCTACACCAGAGAGGAGAACGATCCGGTGGCCGCCGCGATCGCGTCCGCGCTGGAGGAAAGCGACGAAATCGCCTTCGAGCACACGGTGGACAGCGAGCTGGAGGACGGCGGCGTGCTGATCCGGCACATCTTCGACTGCGAGGTGTGGTAGGTGGCGAAGTTTGAGATGAGCGGCGTCGACAGAATCATAGACGAGCTTGGCCGCATGGACGCCCTGACCGGGCCGATGGCGGAAGAGATGATTGAAGCCGGAACGGACGTCGTTGTTGAAACCTGGAAGCGGGTCATTAAAGAGCGCGGGCATGTTGACTGGGGGACAATGCTTCGGACGGTAAAAGCCAGAAAACCTCCGGGAAGCGGAGAGGTCGTGGCGCGCGAAGTATATCCCATGGGGAAAGACCGCAAGGGCGTCAGGAATGCTGAAAAGGCATTCATTCTGCATTATGGCCGAAGAGGCGTGAATGGAAAAGGCGAAATCATCGGCGATCACTTTGTAGATCAAATCGTAAATGAATCCGATGGACTCGCCGTATCCGCCATGGAAGCCGTGATGGACAAATATATAAAGGAGTGAAAGCGATATGGCATTTGTGGGACTGAAATACTGCGTGTTTGCGCCGATTACGACCGACACACCGTTCACGCCGATCGTGTACGACACCGGCGTGGTGCTGGGGCGGATGATCGGCGCGAACATCACATTCAACCGAAACAGCGAGCCGCTGTATGCAGACGATGGGATGGCCGAAAGCGACAACAGCATCACGGGCGGCACCATCAGCCTGAATCTGGACGACGTAGAAGAGGCGGCGCAGGTGACGGCGTTCGGCCTGATCAAGACCGGGGACCCCGGCAGCGAGGTATACAGCGAGGTTGGCGACCCCGCGCCCTACGGGGGCATCGGCTATGTGCGCGTGCGCAGGCTTCGCGGTGTGACCAGCTATGTGGCCTACTGGCTGCACAAGGTACAGCTGGCCGTGAACACGGACAACGCGAGCACCAAGGGCCAGAGCATCACCTGGCAGACGCCGACGGCGGACGGCACGATTCTGGCCGCTTACCCGAATGCGGACAAGAAAGCGTACTACCGCGACCATGCCGTATTTGATACGGAAGAAGAGGCATACGCCTGGGTGGACGAGAAGGCGGGCATCGGCGCATGAAAGGCATGACGATCGCCGGGCGAAAGACGGGGCTTCGTTTTGACGTGCAGGCGTGGCTGGAGGTAGAGGAAGCCTTCGGCAGTCTGGAAGCGATGATTCGCCGGATGGATGAGGGCGAGCGGCCCATGGAGGCGGCGCTGACGCTGGCGGCCATCGAGATCAACGCCCACGAGCGGCACGCGGGCGGCACGCCGGACGCGACGGTGGAGTGGCTGCGTGCGTCCCTTGCGCCGAAGGAGGCGGCCACGCTGACGGCGCGGGCCAAGCTGGCGCTGACGGAGGGCATGCGGCGCGAGCATGCGGATGATGATGACGGGGACGTCGATCTGGTGGCCCGCGAAATCGAAAAAAAAACAGAAAAAGCATCCGGGCAAGAGAGTGCATCGGATGCGGACTGATAGCGGGGCTGACGCTGGCCGATACGCTGGCGTCGGCCCCAGGCATGGTAATGGACCTGTACGTGCAGCGGCGTGATTATGACGACCAGCTGCACGGAATAACGCGCCGCGCGGCGGAGGAGTGGAGCGACTGATGGCAGTACGGGAGATCAAGACCAGCATATCGCTGGACGGGGAAAAAGCGTTCAGGCAGGCCGTGAACGACGCCAGCCGCGCTATGCGCGTGATGAATGCCGAACTGAAGGCGATAGGCGCCGAGTTTGGCGTGACGGGTGACAAGCAGCAGTTCCTGACGCAGAAAAGCAACAACCTGCGTCAGGCGATTGCCCAGCAGGAGCAGATTGTCCAAGCACTGAGCGGAGCGGTGAGCGACAGCGCACAAAAATACGGCGACGCGGCCCAGCAGACGGACGGATACCGTATTAAGCTGGCCAACGCCACGGCGGCGCTTAATCGCATGAAGCAGGAGCTTGCTGCTACGGACCGGGAGGCCGAAGAGCTGGGCCGGGACAGCACGCGCGTGGGGCGACAGATCGAGGACGGCATCGGCGACGGGGCGAAAGAGGCGCAGGAGAGCCTGAGCGATGCGGTAAGGCAGATGAAGGATGACATTAGCCGGATTGAGGGAAGCGTGTCATTCACAGTCGTTTCGCAGGTCGGGCAGTTTGTATCGGCAGCTATCGGAGATCTGCTGTCTTTTGTGGATGAATATCGAGACACGAGACAGAAACGGGCCATCGCGCTTAGTGGCATTCAGAGCGAAATGGCACTTACCGAACAGGAAATAGACAGGTATCTGTTGCAGATCGTAGGATTGACCGGAGACAGTGATGCGGCCTATGAAACGTTGCAACTGCTTGGGCAATCCAAAATTGACGAGAGCTTTTTTGAAACTGCATTGAAATATGTACTTGGCGGGTATGTGAAATTCGGAGAGGAAGCGAGGCCGGAGGCCATCGCGGAAAGCCTGCAGGAAAGCGCTTCTTCCGGTGAACTGACAGGCGCGATAGCAACCATGTACACCCGTCTGGGTGAAGATGTGAAAGCGATGAACGCGGCCATGGAAAACCTTCCGCCGGAAGAAAGGGTCAACTCGATCCTGACGGGGTTAACCGGGCATGGGTTGGCGGAAGCCTATGAGAAATTTATAAAAGATGAAGCCGATCTTGTGGCCGAGCAGAAAGCTGTGGAAAACCTGTCGCTCAAGTGGGCGGAGCTTGCAGCCGAGATGTCTCCGATCGTGACTGATATTATGAATTCTCTTGGAATGGTCGTCGATGACATATCCGATTTCGTCAGAAAAGCAAAGGAAAAAGGGTTTATTGCTGCTGTTTTCGATGAGGCGTTTGGCATAGATGACACCGGAAACAGCGATCTTTTTGACAAGGACGGGAATTTAAATCCGGCAGTCGGAGAGGCGTGGGGACTGACACCGGCGGAAATTGATGCCTATAACGCTGTGCATGCTGAGGACAACCGAAAGGCGGAGGAAGAAGCAGACTGGGCAGCTGAAGCCAGACGGATAATGGAGCAGGCAAAGCAAACGCGTGAAGAGAACATTTTCCCCGGCGTAGCGTTCCCTACTTTTTCCGACGATGAGTCAATAATGGTTAACGCGAAAAAGGACGGGATGACGTATGGCGAAAGCTATTTTTCTGGATTCCGTGAAGCGCTTGACGGCTTGATAGATGATTCAAAAAGCAGCATGCTTCCGACCTACGATGAGATGATGGAAGCCTATTTCATGGGCGGGGCGGATGCGCTAAAGGGCTGGATTGATTCGCTGGCTCTGAGCGAAGAGGACCGGGCCGCCGCTGACGAGATAATGAGGTCCATCGGAGTGGAGAGCGGTACAGGATTTGACGAAGGACTGAAAACGTCGATGAACACCGCCATCGAGAACGCGAAGATCAGCGGGAGCAATGCCGCGATGGGCGTGGGGAACGGCATCGCGGCATCCTCGTCATACGCTGTGCGGCAGGCATGGGACATGGCCAACGGGATCAACGCGGCGCTGGCGAGCATCGGCGCGGGGTACAATGCGCCGGTCATCGGGCGCTATGGGCCGTCTGGGAACGGCGACGTATATCTGGACGGGAAGAAGGTCGGCGAGACGATCGCGCCGACGGTGAACGCGTCGCTCGGCAAGGCGGCAGGACGGCTGACGAAGGTGGGATGATATGCGGTTTAACGGCGTGGACATCCGGGACGTGCACAGGGCTGTGAGCGTGGAAAAGGAGATCCCGCCCGGCATGCCGGAGATGACGATCGAGACGGCGCAGGGATGGGACGGCGAGACGTTCGTGGGCAGGACGATGGGGCGCGGCAGCTATGTGGTGCGCGTGAACATCGCCTGCCGGGAGCGGGAGGAAGCGTGGCGCGTGCGTGCGCTGCTGGCGCAGTGGGCCATGAGCAGCGGAAACGCCACGGCGGCGCTGGAGCCGACGCACTGGCCGGGCGTTGAGTATGACGCGGTCGCCGGAAGCATTTCCGAACCGGAGTTCGTGCGGGGGTTCGGGAAAGTTGTCATTACTTTCGTTCTGCCGCGTCCCGTCGCGCATGATGTGGCGGAGAGCCGGGCGAGCGGCAGCGGCAGCGTGAGCATGCTGGTGCGGGGGAGCATGCCGTGCCGCCCGGTGATCCGGCAGGTGCTGGCGTCGGGGCGCAGCGGCCTTGTGCTGACGCTGGACGGCAAGGCGTTTTTCACGGTGCGCGGACAGCTGAACGCCGAGCAGACGGTGGAGATTGACACAGGCCGTGCGGCGCTGACGGTGGACGGCGTGCATGCGGAGGAACGGGTGAGCGTGACGGGCACGGTATGGCGGCCCGGATTTACGCCCGGAGTGCACACGCTTGGCAGCAGCGACGGCGGCACGCTGGAGGCGAGGTGGCACAGCGAGTGGGCGTAGACGTATATCTGTTTGACACGCACAGGCGGGTGCGTCAGGTATTGCCGGATGTGCACGAGCTGGTACACGATGAGGCGGAGTGGCGGCTGACGGCGCAGATTCCCCTTTCGGCCGGGGCGCAGCCGGGAGAATATCTGGGGTTCACATGCGTGGACGGAGCCTTTCGCCTGTTTGGCATCGATGAGGCGGAGGACGACGAGCGCAGCGGCGTGACGGCGATCGACGCGACGGACGCGGCCGTGTGGGACCTGACGGGCGTGATTGTGAAAAGCGTGAAGCTGGAGGACGCCGGAGCGGCGGAGGCGTTCGGCGCCATCCTGAGCGGCACGGGCTGCGCGCTTGGCACGGTGACGGCCACGGGGAGGACCGGGGACATCGACATCTACTACCAGAACGCGTGGAAAGCGCTGCAGGACACGCGAGCGACCTATGACGCGCGGCTGGTGGTGCGATACGGGATTGCGGACAACGTCATCACGGGCATGGCGCTGGACGTGCTGGCAAAGGAAAGCGTGTTCCGCGGGCGGTTCTTCGACACGGCGGTGGATGCGGAAAGCGCATACTTGACGCGCAGCGGTAGACCCGTGACGGTGCTGTACGGCCTTGGGAACAGCGTTTCGACGGGCGACAACCCGCAGAAGCTGACGTTTGCGGATGTAGTGTGGAGCGCGGCGGGCGGCGATCCGGCAGACAAGCCCGCCGGGCAGGACTGGATTGGCGACGCGGAGGCCATGGCCATCTATGGACGTGTAGAGGACGTATACACCAACCAGTACCAGGACGACCCGGCCAAGCTGCTGCGGGAAACGTGGGAACAGCTTAAGAAGGTGTGCAAGCCGATTGCGACTGCTACGGCCACGGTGCAGGACATGGAGTTCGTGCCGGGGTATGAGCATCAGCAGGTGCGGCTATGGGACACGGTGGCCATCGTGCGGCGTGACGGCACGGCGCTGGAAAGCACGGTCACGGGCATCGAGCGGGACTATGTGCACCCCTGGCTTACGAAGCTGAAAACGGGAGACGAGGACCATGACGAGCCGAGCCTTGCGCGAGAGATGGCGAGGGCCAGCGCCAGCATGGAACAGCTGAGCAACCGCGTGGGCGGGCACGGCGCCGGGATCAGCGAGAACAAGCAGTTCATCGTGGAGAATCAGGAGATCATCCGGCTCCACACGATCAAGATCAACGAGAACGGCTCAAAAATCCAGGAAACCGAAATCCGCATGGCGGATGCAGAAATATCTCTGGATGCACAGGAAAAAGTGCTTACCAGCCAGGGAGAACGGCTATCCCAGGCGGAGGTGGACATCAACGGGGCGAAGGCCGAGATCGCGCTGAAAGCCAACCAGACGACCGTTGATGCGCTGGGCACGCGGGTATCAAGCGCGGAAGTGCGTATAAGCGGCGCAGAGGCGAAGATTGAGCTGAAAGTCAATCGGGACGGTGTGATATCGGCCATCAATCTGACGCCGGAGGCTGTAACGATACAGGCCAAGCGAATTGATCTAAGCGGCTATGTGACGGCAAATCGGCTAGAATCCGAGATAGCAAATATGGAAAATACTTTTTCAAATATGATATCAACAAAGATATTATATGCGCAGAATATGTTCCAATATCAAGGGTGGACTGTGGGGCTTAGCGAGGAAACTTTTGTTACCCGTGTAAGATTCCCGACGCTATCGTCTCAGCGAATAAGCCGTCTTATTGCGGATGATGCATATGTGGTCGTGGGATATGCGCAGAACGGAAGCACTTCGAGCGAAAAGTACCGCTATTTATCCTATTGATAATGTTAGGGGGAAAATACTATGGAAAACCTGCATTTATGGCTGAATGCTATCAAGGATAAACTGGAAACAGTACATGTAAGAGGGCAAAAAGATATCAATGCGATGTCCGCCATTTTTAATACCTTAGATGATCTTTCGGCAAAAGCGATGCAGGAGGTGAATCAGAGTGAAGTTGACAACCAGCAAAAACCTTGAGTATGAAGTTTTCTGGGCCGGGCTGCGATTGGCCCATAGCCGGGAAATGATCGTGCAAATGGAAGAAAAGAGGCCGCTGGTGGATCTGATTACCGAGCTGGACGGGATTGATTGGGCCAAAACCAGCGGACCTGCCGGGCAGCCGGACAGGGAATATCAGGGGCCGATGCGGCTGATGTCGGCGGCGAGGATGGATAACGGAACGGTGCTGATTACGCTGGAGATGGAGGGCGCGGCATGAGCATTGCCATGAGGCTGAAATACAAGGTGGAGCGGGACGCACCCCTTGTGACGCGGATGCCGGTGACACTGCTGATGCAGGGCGACGAGGCGGCGCAGGAGATCGTGGTGGAGATGCTGGACGGCGGAGCGCCGATGAATCTGAGCGGATACAGCGCCGTACTGTATCTGCGGCGTGCAGACGGACAGCGGGTGAGGAACCCGGGGAGCGTGACCGGCAATGCGGCGAGCGTGACGCTGGATGCGGCATGCTACAGCGTACCGGGCAGCTACATTGCCAGCATGGTCCTGAGCGCAGACGGCGAGGACCGCACCGTGCTGAGACTGGCCGGGTACGTGGAGAGCGACGGAGAGGGCCCGGTGATCGATCCTACCGGCGAAATACCAGGCTATGATGATCTGGCGCGCGCATACGCTGAGCTGGAGGCGGCGATCAAGGCGGCGGAGACGGCGACGGAAGCCGCATCGG